GCAGAACATGGGCATCGTAACGAACGCTAAGAAACTGAACGCTGACATTGAGGCAATGATTGAGAACTACATTGCTACAAAAGGTGTTACACGGGCAGAAGACGTTGCGACTGCTAAGGGCACAAAGCTTCCCAAGACGAAACATGCGGGCAAGGCGAACTACGGTATGAGGACGAGGCGCTATGCCTAGGTTGACGTGCTAAGGGCAGATGCTATTATACATGTATAGGCAATGAGGAGCACACGATGTATAACGCAATGACAGACACAGGCATCCGCAAAGCGATTAAGCACCTCCGCGCAAACCGCGACCACGCAGATGCTACAGAGCAGGACGTGTATGAGGCGCAGGAGATGATCGACGGTATGATCGATGAACTGATCCGCAGGAACACAGACCCCTACACTACCGCAGCAGATATTAGATACTTTGCTGAAACAGATGTTCGCGCTTACACAGGTTGACGTGCTCTACAGACATGCTATTGTATATAAGTAGGCAATGAGGAGCAGCAGATGGCTAAGTTCACTGTACTAGGCGCGATGCACGATGATAGGTCTGTCGCAGATGTTATCGCTTATGCCTTTACCTATGAGGATGCTGAGCAGGCTATCGTAGCATATACGATGAGCGATGATGCGATGGTAGACTACGACTTCTTCTACATCGATGAAGTGTAACAAGCGCAGCAAGGTTGACAGCAGATAGCAAGATGCTATTGTATATAAGTAGACACTAGCTAACAGCAACAGGAGCACAAGATGCATAACAACACTTTCACTGTCGTTGGTACTTCCGTCCTCAATGGCGTTTGCAAGATCCGCTTTGCAAATGGTCTTAGCAAGCGCATCCGCGTACTGGCCCGCAACGGTCACTCTAACATTGCGCTGGTAGAGTGCGCGGCGATGTTCAAGCTTGATGCGGCTAAGTTCGCGCTAGCGCAGGAACAGTTCACTGAGGAGCAGCGCAAGGTGATTGCTGCTTATGTTAACTCTAACACTAAGGGAGAGTAAGGCATGAAGCGCTTCAAGTTCAACATGGAAGACGGCGGTGCGTTTAACTGTATCGCATATGACTTTAGGGCAGCCTGCCTACTGTTTGATCAAGCAGGCTATGACCCTAGGCTTATAGACAGCGTAGAGGAACGATAGGCTATGTGGTTTATCATACCAGCAGTCGTAGGAGTAGGGGCATACATCCTAGCACAGGAGTATCCCCTATTCGGATATGCAGTGTTGATCGTATGCGGCGGCACTGTGCTCGTAAGCGTACTGGGAGATCCAGCTGCTGGTGTTAGCTATCTAGTGTTCGCCCTCATGATCATCTTTGGTTTGGTCGTGCTGAGGTTTATCATTCCTATCACACTGTATATCATAGGCGGTGTGATAGGTTTGATGTTCTTCTACTACCTAGTCGTCGGCCTGGGGCAGTTGGTGGGGAGGCTACCATGAAGGTCAGGCATGGCATGGGGTGGGGAGGTATAGTGTTGTATTAATGCAACACTTTTTGAGCAACGCAACGATTTCATCAAGTGGGGTTGTAGAATCACCACCCCAAAAGCAAAAGTACTCCACCGCAATTTTTTGCGCGGCAATTTTTTATACTGTGTCCTACTAGACCCCCTAAAACTTTCTTGGAAAATCTGTAAGTACTCCCCTTGAAATTTTTGCGCACTATTTTTTTATTCTTGCTCTACTAGGCGTCTAATGTTATACTATGATCATGAGCGATAAAGAACACCTTGATAAAGAAACACATAACTTCCTAAAGAGCTACGGTGCGCAGTTTGTTGACAATCCCACCCGCCGCAGGCGTACATACTTGCCTACTCATATGCGGGACTATTGCATGGATAGCTCTGCCATGGATCCGTATATTCAGAGTCATACAGAACCTTTAGTCACTATAGAGATACCGCATAGTGCTCTAGATGTCATCGTAGAGAATGATGTTCGCTATAATGAATTATTACGAGAGTTTATGAATTCTTCGTATAGAGAAGTGGACATCAGTGATAGTCTACGGCGTGAACATTACCTAAAGCGCAATAATAAGGGTGTGCGTAAAGCGTGGGATCACTATCAGCTTATGTTAAAGCTAGCCTGGGAGGGCAAGGATGTGGGATGATGTAACTCATATGCAAGCCTTAGAGCGTGAAGTTGCTCACTTGCGTACACTGTTACAACCGTCTGATACCGGTCACATACACACTGCAATATCAGTCTTAGAGAACCGTATACATGAGATTGCTAACACGCTAGATCTAGAGTTGCGACATGATTTTATCAAGTTCAATAGTAGTATGCGTATGCCCGGTGGTGATGTATGAACCTCGGTGGCATAGACTATGTTAAAGTGTGGACACCGTGGCGTGAACGGTTCTTATGGTTTCCTGAACGTATAAAGCTCAGCCATCCAACAGTTGTAGGGGACCGTGCTGTATACAAGTGGACGTGGTTACGTACTGTCTATTACCGTGAGTCTAGTTATAGTAATCTAGCTGATAGAGACATAGACTATATTCCTGCTATAGTAGAAGTAGAGTATGCTATGAATATCTTTGATATATTGCGAAGTAAAGACTAATGTTTATAGTCTTTAATCGTTTTATGTTTGCTCTATGTTCTATGATAGTATTAGCCATAGCCTATTGGCTTAATGAGTTAACGGATGGCGGTTTAGTTAACATGTTGAGACTTATAATACTAGCAGTTATAAGAGAGTGAAAAAATCTGCTTAAAAACCGCGTTACCGCTTTGCGGACTCGGGCTTCAGCCAATCTCTAAGGTCTGTCACGCTTTCACTTTCAATCATATCTATAATACGATTAGTAAGATCCATTTCTACACGTATATAGTTCATCTTGAGTTGTAGTTTCTCTAGTTCTAGATGATAGAATGCTAGTTCTTCTTGTTTGCGTGTTCTTAGATCGTATATGTCTTGGATGAATAGTATCTTTGTCATGTTTGTTTATTTATTAGGTAAATAAATGCATGAGAGCAAAAGAGTTCATTAACGAAGAAACTAAGCAGATGGATCACACCCATAAGGCTGCTATTAAGAATGCTTCAACCTTCCCTGACATGAATATGAACAGTGGTAGCCAGTATCTAGGCTATCGTTTTGGTATTGCGTTGGCAGGTGCTCCAGACTTCCCTACTAAGATAGAAGCAGACAACTGGATTGGTGGCGATCCATTACTAGCACCATATACTGATGAAGAGAATGCTATCATCAATGCTGCTGCTGCACAAGTAGGTGGTGGTAAGCGCCAAACTTGGAGTAACAATCGTAGTTTAGAAACTGCTGATGTTAACAAGACCAGCACTGTTGCTAAAATCAAAAAAAACAAGTACGGCATATAGCTATTACCTTTACGCATAGCAGGGTTGTGTTGCGACGCAGCATATTTGCCTTGTTCTTGTGATAAATACCCTGTATACTTAAAAACATCACACACAGGGAGAATAAAGATGTCAATTACAAAGATCGTACAGAAGTTTAAAGAGTACAGCCGTTACCGCAAGGCTCTATCAGAGTTAGCTATGCTAAATGACAGGGAGCTAGCTGATTTAGGATTATCACGCTGTGATATCTATGAAGTAGCCAAGTCCTCAGCAGGATATGCCCGATGAGCTCATTCTTTGCTTTATTAGATATAGCTTTAAGAGCTAGCCAATTAGCCCAGATGGGCGATTATAAGCAAGCATTAGAGATGATGCGCACACTATAAATTAAACGGGCATATAGCCCGTTTTTTTATAACTCGTCTCCAATGTTATTAAGTAGCTCACGTAGCTTAGACCCTCCAGTCTGTGCTCGTACCTTAGCTACTTCTTTAATAGGGTCTTCTTCTGCTTTAACAGTAGTACGTGCTTTGATGCTATCAGCGATCCTGCTACGTCCGCCCTGAGGGTTACTATCTTCTTCTGCCTCATCACAGTCTGTGATACGTAGTGTATCTGGATCAAATGCTAGATCAACCTTCTGTCCAACACCACTTGAACTTCTAGTCTTCATAAACTGTATCTGATAACGTCCACGCTCACGCATAGCTCTAGATGTAAAGATACCAATCACGTTATCTGCTGTCTGGATCTTACTTAGTCCACCACTGATATGGCTATGATCAAACTCTACTTCTTCTACTGCTGCTCTGTTCAGCTGACTCGCTGTTACAGTGATAGCTTTGATCTCCATAGCAAAGTTACGCAGTTCTTCTGATACATACTTGTCTTTGATGAATAGATTCTCAGGACTGATCTTGATCGATATGGGCATCAATAGATCTAGATAGTCGATTAGGATAACGTCTGGAGTATATCCCTTGCGGATGCTATACTCTTTGACATAGGCACGTAGGTCATTTACGTTCTTACCACTGGGCATATACTTGACCTGTATAGCGCCACTCTTCTTACCTGCTACCTTAACTTTAAGTTCTACTTCATCGATGCTCTTAAAGATCTCTCGTGTAATGATACCTGTGATCATGCTGTCGATACGCATACTAGTCAGTGCTTCACTAAGTTCGAATGTCAAGTATAGTACATTAAGTCCAACGCTCGCGAAGTTCACAGCCAGATTCTGTAGGAATAGACTCTTACCTGCGCCCGAACCACCGCAGAAGATGTTTAGTTCTCCCCTATTGAATCCACCGTATAGCTTCTGATCGATAGCTTTCCACCCTGTGCTTATCTGTCCATTGTTATCTTTCAACATTAATAGTCTCTCCCTTGGGTTTGCGAAGTAGTCTGTACCCATATCTTTAGCTAGGCTTATCTGTACTGCGTCTTTGATCATCTTCTCCACCGGACCATAATCACCTTTTTCAAGTAAGTCAGCACTGGCTAGGATAGCTCTTTCTAGAGCTTTGTGTCTAGAGAAGCGTTCAAACTCATCTAGTAGCCAATCATAGTTTTCTTTAGGGATATCTGTAGCATCTTGTAAGTCTACACCTGTTTCCGCTTTAACGATTCGCAGTTCAGGCATCACTTTATACTTGTCTACATATTCCTTAAGATACTTTGCTATTGGCTGTAGTTTACGATCAAAGCTCTCATGTTCGAATATGTTCTGTACTCGCACGAAGCTTTCAGCATCTGCTAGGAACATTTCTAGATATAACTTCTGTATGTCGTAATTATAATCAGCCATACTATACTATAGTACCTCTTGTTGTTAGACTCAATCTTATATTTGGGCAGTGTGTACCGGAACGTTGTAGTACTTGCTGAATAGATCTGCATCTCTACGATCGTTTGCGATAGGCTGTCCCTTGATGTTTAAGCTAGTGTTAAGTAGCACAGGACATCCAGTAGCATCATACCATGCTTCGAGCAGTTGTCTAAAGCCACTTCCATCTTTTGGAACAGTCTGTACTCTGCTAGTATTGTCGTGATGTATGATAGCAGGTAGTTCATCTGGTCTAGTACATTTAACAGCATACTGCATAAAGCGTGATGGATACTTGAGATCAAAGTATTCATCGGCATGTTCTTCTAGGATAGCAGGAGCAAATGGACGGAACTGTTGTCGTTTCTTGATATCGTTTACTTTGACCTTAATAACATCTGATCTAGGATCAGCTAATAGGCTTCTATTACCGAGTGCTCTAGGACCAAACTCTGCTCTACCATTGGCTACTCCAACTGGAATACCTTTTAGTAGATCCTTTAACACGTAGTCTACGGGATACTTTCCTGTGATATCGTATCCTGTATAGCAGTTCTCCCACGTTAGATTATAGCAAGTATGCGCAAGTACTGCACCTACGCTTGACCCGCTATCACCCGGATTAGGAAAGATCCAAACATCGTCAAAGTATTCCCAAGCTAGAGTATTAGCTAGGCAGTTGAGGGCACATCCACCTGCTAATGCTATACGTGTAGCGCCAGTTAAGTCTTTAGTCTTCTGTAGTAGTTCACGGAACCGATCTTCATAGATGCTCTGTGTAGCAGCAGCTATATCAAATAGATCCTGTATACCATTTAGTTCTTCTGCCCAATGTGCGCAACCTCTATGTAGATTAACAGTTAGTTTACTATTATTCCACATATCTTCTAGTATACGATCCTTTAATCTCGTAGGATCACCGTATGCTGCCATACCCATAAGGATGTATTCGTCTTCTTGTGGTTTGAGTCCTATACGTTGTGTCATAGCACTATAGAACAGTCCTAGACTATCAGGAAAGTTCTTAGTCCATTTCTTCTTTAGATAGCCACTACGACCTTTCCATATGCTTGTCGTATTCCATTCACCTATGCTATCTATACATAGTATAGCACACTCAGGCCATGGAGCAGTATAGAATGCAGCAGCAGCATGTGAATGATGATGATCAATGTAGGTTATAGGAACATCTTCGATACCAAACTTCTTTAGATATTCTTCGATATTGTTTTGTTGAAAGCGAAATCCTTGACCTGCCCATAGTTGCCTTAGTGACTTCATGAAGGGACGTTCATACCAACAGATACGGCTTGGATGTCCGTAATGATTTATCAATCGACGGACCATAGAAGTTGATAGGTCTCTATCGTTCTTCTTTCCAGTGAATCGTTCTGTCTGGCTAGCGAAGAGCAGCTTCTCATCATCGAATACGGCGATAGAAGCGTCGTGGCTATTGCCTGAGATGCCCCAGATAATCATCTGTAGATAAACGGATCTCTCTTGCGCAACTCTTCTATGCGCTTGCGAAGTCTACGTCGTTCCATATATGTACGCATTGGCCACGATAGCCATTCCCATATCTTCTTCATAATTTCATCCTTAGTTTAGATTTAAGTTCAGTAGTTTCTACGTTCTTCATGATACTTATCATAGTGGCTAGACGCCCATAACGTTTAATAGCATCACCTGCATCTTTAATATCAGTATCCCAGTTTGGGAAAGCGATACTCCATCCTAGGTCGATAGCTTGTCTAGCCATAGTCTCACCTGCTTTATCCTGATCTGGAACAACGATAACTTGTTTACCTAGCTGATTGATCTGTAGTGATTGTTCTGGACTAATCTCATTAGTAAGTACAGCAATGCCTCCCATCATGATAGCATCGATACTACCTTCGAACACTAGCACGAACTTACGATCATAGGGTTGCTTATCTAGATTGAATACGATATGAGGAGGGTGTTCAGTTAGATACTTTGGTTTACCTTCTCTACACTTGCGAGCAATGTAGCCCATTATCTTACGATCTACTGTTAAGGGTATTATGAATCTATCAGCATATCCAGGATGATCGCTCCAATAGAAGTCACAGTCCTCTAGAGTCAAACCTCTAGCATAGATGTATTCTACTACAGGTATAACACGATCATCTTCTAGTATTAGATCCTCTGTGATCAATCGTGAGTTCTTGGGCATGTCTCTAGGCGTAAACTCTGGGATAGCAATAATGTCTTTAGACTTCTTACCTGCTTCTATCTTTAGACATTCAAATGTGATCCTATTAACTTGATCATCACTGGCACCTAGCCAGCGTAGCAGATCCTGCATACGTTTACCTAGATTGCGTCCTGGTCTCCAACTAGCCTTCCATCCACAGTTAAAGCAGTGATAGCTTGCTCCGCCATCATCAGTGCGGATCAGTCCACCGCGCTTCTTAGTATCTCTGCTATCACCATTGTGGACACAGCATGGGGCATTGAAGCTAACCCACCCACTGGAGGTTTGCTTTCTTTGCGGAAGCAGAGCAAGTAGTTCATCATACACTGACATATAAGCATTTTAGCTTCTATAGAGGATCTTGTCAACCGTGCCTGTATTGCTAGGATCGTCCACTGTGCGGAATCGGACAAATGTAAAGACTCCGGTAAAGTTTACATATTGTAAGTTATCGTATATATCAACAGTATCAAGTATCGCCCAACCTTGATTGCTTTCGTTGTTTAGTGTAACTTCTATATTAACAGTTCCAGTATATCCTGTGCTATAGATTGCTGCTGTATGTAGGGCATTGTTCTTACCGTTTAGTTCTGGTCTAGCATTAACTGCTGAAGTATACTTTCCACTAGGTGTTGTTGTAAAAGCATCTAGCACGATTGAAGGATACACTTGTGGGAAACTATTGCTTATAATCTGTACAGGAACACTTGCTCCATATTGACTATCTCCATACAGTATAGTTTTTTTGCCATTATCATCTGTGAGATAAGCACTATACATATACATACCGCCGTTGATCGGTTCTAGATCGCTTTCGTTTATTGTAAAAGACACTAAACTATTATCACTACCTTCTACTGTCTTTGTAAGCATACATTTTAATTCAGCAGTGTTTCTATCTAGCAGCACCCAAGATAGAGTCTGTCCTACAGCATTGATTAGTTTTTGATCCCCATTAAGTAGTTTAATTTGGAAACTATTATCAATACCTTTATACAATTTCATGTTTCTTGTGTACATTTTTCTATATCCCATGTCCAAAGGCTCCAGATCTGTGTAAAGAGTCTGGAGGTTCTTGTATAAATACGCAGCTTGTTTTAACATATTTGGAGCCCTTTTTATATTTATGACTAATTTAAAAGATAAGATCCAGGATCAGTTTCCGTTCATCACTGTCATAACATATGGTAATTTAGAATATGTAGGCATAGTAATCAATCAAGACAATAACATAACTAGCATTTATGATTATAATATCTTGAAAGCAGAAGAACACAAGAAGTATTTTTTAGAATTGGGTGATGTATGGTGGTGGGAATCAAACCGTATGTTGCCCATAAACATTTTCTTACGTAAGGAAATGGATGTGTTCCGTTATGCTATAAAGAATTTTGCTACTAAGGATGTAGTAATAATCATGGGACCGGTTGTTAATCTACATAACATTATAATGAAACGAGTTAAACGTCGTTCAGTTCAACTAGTCCGTAAGCGTTAAGCGTTCGCATATTAGATTAAGTTGTACTACTATTGCTGCGGCGTATGCGATCGCATGTGATCTCTTAAAGAAATATAGATCGTCAACTGGTCTTTCCCATACTTCTTGTCTTATCCTATCCCATCCTTTATCGAGCAAATATCGTTTTGCTGGACGTATGATTGCTAATACTGCTGCTAGTTCTTCAATACTAGTTGGCTTTAGTTTCTTTAATATATTATGATGTTCACTGATATGGAATAATTGTGTAACCACTTCTTCATGTTCTAATAAATGCCATAGTGGTTCTTGATCTAGCAATTGTTTTAGATGTGTTTCATCTCGTACACCTTCATACATACTAACATTGAGGAAATCTACTTTAAAGTATCCCCTATCTTCAGCAGCCTTATAATCTATAGTTGCTAGATTAGTAAATGGATTATGTGGGATCGATTGGAAATAGATACCCGTGTTATGTTTAACAGGCTGATCTTTCTGTACACGCATAGCAATATGATGCTCTAATATATCTAGAGCCTTTGTTCGATCAAAGAAATCTATATCAATATCAGGCATTAGTGTTTAACATTACTATCAAAAAACAATAAGGGCAAGTTCTCTTCTAGGAAATCTCCAAACTGTTCTATCTGTTCAGCATCCTCAAATCCATTAAACTTAACAGTAACTTCCAATGTGTCTTTATCTAGCGTAAGGATATATCGTAGATCGACTTCTTCCGGATTCATAGTTTTGCTTCCTTTATAATGTTCTTTACAAATTCTGTATCATTTCTATTCGCTTTAAACTTATCTAACCAGAATGATATATCTATCATTGGACCCACAGTCTGTAACTGATCATCTGATAAGTTTTTTAGCGCCTTCATTCCCGTATCACTGTTTAACATTATCCAGGGACTGACCTTTCCGTCTCGTATGTCGTATGTTATTCTATTTAAGTTTGCATAAAGGAAATAGTGATTCCATTGAGCTTCATTCTTGTTAGCCCACTCGCACATAGTATTAATTGATCGTTCACTAGCTGATTCAACATTTTCAGATTTGATTAGATCAACTACATACTTGTCATAGAGTTCTTCTTTGCACCATTTGTCAAGTGGCACTTGGCTCTTAACGACCCAGTCAATATATTTGTCAGGATATAGTGGATTAACGTTACTCATGAAGCTACCGAACTTTACAAAAGCATTATAATATGGGCTCTTGCAGAATTCTTCGTAGGTCTTTTCTGTTTTACCATTCTGTGTTAACTTATAGAATCGATTGTAGACATAGAATCCAGATTGTACTCTTCGTTCGTCCTTCTGCATATAACGACGTTTAGGTTCGCACATATGTACTGCTAATGTCTTTTCCTTAGCGAAATCTTTTTCACAGAATCGACACTTGAACTCTTTAGAGATCTTTGATCTCCTTATCTGTCCAACCGAGCTCTCTAGCAAGTTCTTTAAGTTCATCATTGGTGCTAATTTCCGCTAATAGTTCTAGTTCATCTTGTTTCATATTAGGATATACATCCTCTAATAACTTAACTCGCTTAGTGTTCTTTGTCTTTTTACCTAACCCTAGCCATTCATGATAGAATGTTTTGTTTCCATCCCAGTTACACATACATAACAGTTGCCACATTAGTTTAGGATGTTTCTGTAGAGTAAACCAATGTTTATTGAAATATTCGTTTACAGTTAAGACAAAGTGCTCAGCGTGTTCTCTATTGCTTGTCTTGGCATTACTTATATAACGATTTAAAATCCAAAGTTCACTCTTAAGAGCCTTACGTTGATCGTCATCAATGTCGTCCCAGAGATTCTTAGCTCCAAGATCAACTGCGAGTATCTTTTCTTTAAGTGCTATCTTTTCTGTCATCTTTTACAGTATAGTATATAAGCAGTAGATTATCAAGTGCTTTCTTGATAGATGTGTTCGTTTCAGATAGTTCTCTTATTTCTCGGAATGCTGTATATGTGAATAAATTAGTTTCGGGTTTCTGTATTAGTTCTCGTTCCATGCAACCAAATTCTCGACGATAAACAGTTTCACCTAAGTCTGGTGATTCGTATATATACTCTTTATCGTCGTTCTCGGTTACTTTTATTTCTATCACATGAGCTTCCCGTATTGTATGATCTCACTCTGTCTACTTATCTCTTTTACGAAATAAGCACATGGGGGTTTCTCTCCATCAGTTAATGGGGTAGCCAATATATGTCCATTACGCATCTTTGGAAAGTACCACTTAACATCCATATAGATATTAACAATTTCTATTTCGCCAAAGCTAAACTTAAAGTCGCTTAATGGATTGAATATAAATGCATCGAACCCTCTATCAGTAAGAGATGTTAACGGAATAACTTCTAGATCATTTCCACTCTCTTTACATCCTACTACTATACACCAGTCTAATGGCATTTGAATCTCATACTTACCGATCCTAAGTACAACTGCTGGGCTATTAAAACTCTCTAGGAAAATCAATGGTTGGAAAAAGAAATCAGGTTCGTTTGGATTAGAATTATCTAATACCGAGAACCTCATATTATCATCTACTTCTTCTGGTAAATTGTTTAAGTTAAATGTTGTGTTGTCTAGTGTTAAAATCTGCATTATAATCTTTCTAAATATCTACCTTTGTTATCGTGAACGGATATTTTGCGTCCTTATAAAATTTCTTACGTTCTGTTAAATGTCTCTTGGCATACTTACAGCTTGATGTTATGTCCCAGATCTGAACAAAGTCTTTGTCTTCTGCTTTACGTATTCCACGCCCGATAGACTGAATGACGCGAACAAAAGACTTGCCAGGCTCAAGGAGAACAAGATTAAAGATACGAGGAATATTAATGCCCACAGCAGCAACGCCATATGTTGCCACGATAATCTTGTTATCGCTTGTCTTAATCTCGTCATACTCTTCCTTTCGCTCTTTTGACTTTACAGCTCCACTAACAAAAGCAGCTTCTGGAATTAGATTAATTAACTGCTTTCCAGAATCAATCCGATTAACTAGAACAAGTGTATTACCTGTTAATGCTATCTCGTTTATCTTCTTGCTTAACCATTTAATACGATCTGGATCTGTAACTAGGTATTTGTATTCGTCAGCATATGATCGAAACTCCTTAACATCAGTTACTTGTGTAATGTTAACGTGACACTGTGCTAGGATACCTTTTTCCTGTAATTGATTCGCAGTAACACGATGGATAACTTCACCAATCGAGCAGCGGATTGATTCGTATTCAAACTTTTCTTTAGGAACAGTTCCAGTTAATCCCCAACGTATTGGAGAGTTAGCAAAGTTAACGGTAAGTAGCTTCTTAAGTACTTCTGCCTTTGCTTGATGTACTTCGTCAATAATAATAGCAGCAACACCTTCTGTAAACTCTGCTAATGTGAGTAGATCAGTATCGTGGCTCTTCTTATCTAGTATGTTTAGGCTCTGCCAAGTACAGATTGTGTGTGTCTTGTTAAGTTCCTTACGATCTCCGTAATATACTCCAACATCGAGCCCTACATTAATATAATCTTCTTCTGTCTGCTCTACTAGGCTTTTGTTTGGGACGATAACCATCGTCCTTCCATACTTCTCGCAGATCTTACTTAAGGTCGCGGTCATGATCGTCTTTCCTGCCCCAGTAGCAACTTCTTGTAATGCTTGTGGAGTTTCTAGGAAATTATTGATGACCTCAACTTGATCATCACGCAGCCGTATCGGCTTTCCGGCGAATCTATGACCACTTGGCCAAACTTTGTCTCCCCAAAATTCTTCTGTGATCTTTTCAAAAGCAATTGAAGGGTGTTGCCTGTGATCATCAACTTCAATGTCATAGCCTAGATCATCAAGTATGGGTAGGATTTCATCAAGTTGATTAATGTATCCTGTTCCGCCAACTCCAAAGAATGCTACAGTACCATCCCACCTACCTAAGCGATATGAGGGTTGATACCTTGCCCACGGGACTTCATACTTAAACTTATTTGCTAGTTTCTTTCTAGCTTCAAGACTCAAGCCTTCGAACTTAATGTTAACTTCATCTCTGATAATAAGTTTACAGCTTGACAATGTTTCGTCCTAAAATTGTTTTTAAATTAGTATCTGTATAGTACAGTACATATGGATGATGTTCAATTAATTTCTGTATAGATGTATGTGAAAAATACATTCCACTAGTAATAACAAACTTAGGCTTAAATCCTGTCCTGTACAATACTTTTGGTAGTTTGCTTTTAACAAATACTACCTTGGTATTCTCATCTAACATATTATTTAAGCTGTTCTGTTTAATAAGTTCATTGAACTTTTTGTTCATTTGACTACGGAAGAGTACAGTCATTTCCTTCTTACTAACACCAATAGACTTAAACATTGTGTACCAACTATCTAAAGAAGAATGTAAATTCCTCTCGTCAGTTAATACTATAAGTATTGGCCATTGTTGTATAGCATTGATAGCAATACTTAGATTTATATCTTCTTTAAGAGAACAAGTTGATCCATCTAACTTCAACATATTCTGTACAAGTTCATCGTTAGATATTGATGGTATCTGCTCAGTTAGTTGTTTACTGGGACTTAGACCTAAGCTTCTAGCTAAGAAGATATCTGGTATGACTTTGTTAGAACGATTTTCATTAAAGTAATTAACAACACTCTTATGTGAATTACGTAACACAAGCGTGTTATCTACGTAATCAATTATTGGCTTATGCTCTTCAAAGTTATCTTTGATTGATTTAATCTCATCGTACCATAACTGTAGCTTTGGATCAATTTCAAACTCAAATTCTTTTAAGCATGTAATAATTCCATAAATGTTCTTATCTGTTAGATAAAAGAACTTCTCACGATCAAAGAAAGTGTAATCACCACGATACACACTAAAGATCTTGTTGATCTTCTTATCAAATGGTAACTTAACTCGAATGTACTGTTTCCCCTCATGAACTGCTAGAAAGATCTTCTTTTCTAGTTCTAAAGCTCGGAAGGGATACTTATAGATTGGATTCTTAACAAGGAACTCGTAATTAGGAATATCCTTATACAGTTCTAGATTGTTTTCAAATATAGTTAGTAACAGAGTTGCTTGTTTCTCTGTTAATGCCAATGGAGGATTCTTTAATAACTGTGCGCTCATGCTAAAGATAACACTCTTATCTCTAGGAGAGAGTTTAGAGTTATCAACACAGTTGCTTGGATCACGGATATAGTGAGTAAGATCTTCTATGTACATCATTTTACTATTATACATAGAAACGTAATATATGTCAATTACAAACTTGCGTCTTCCATGCCAGCTACTCGCAATTTGATAACATTGCTCAATTGCCACTGCTTGATATCTAAAGCCTTAATGATGCCCAACCACTTGTTACGTAGCAAAGCAAACTCATTAATGATCTTTTCAAAGTCCACAACATCGGCTTCGCCGTCTACGTATTTCTCTACGTCTCGACTAGAAAGAGCGCGGGCATAATTCTCTAGATACTTCTTAAAGAATTGGCTACGTAGACGGCGTTGCTCGATATTTAGGTATTCTAAGATAGCTTCGATCTCTTGTAGCTGATTATAACGATGCTCGACTATACCAGGCATTGATGCTGCGGCTTTCTCGATATTCCCAACTATTTTTACTTCTCTACGAGCTTCAGTAAGTTCGTATTCAAAATAGACGATAGCTTCAGGAATATTAGAAATGTCTTGGCTAACTTTAGAATACCATGTCATGTATCACTCAATCGTCATCATAGTCTTCAGGCTCTTCGATATCTAGTGCGATGCGTATAGCTTCGTCTAGATCATCGTCGTTTCCTAGAGAGTTTTCGATATGTTGTTCACTTATACCATTCTCACTGAGGATATCAACATACTTCTCAGCGATAACGCCTAACTGCTTCTTATCTGAATACTCTCTAATTAAGTGCCAAATTTCTACAATAAGTTCTTCGTTCATTCTACTGATTCTCCGGTAATGTCTTCTTCTACAGCCACTGGTTCAACTGGCTTGATTAGTATATAGTCTAGCATGACCATATTCAACAAATCTCCAGTCCACTTCTTGCGATATTCTAGAAATTCATTACCTTTAGAATCAATGTATTTAAGACGATTACCTTGTTCCTTAATGATACCTTTTTTCTCAAATAGCTCAAGCAATCCACTATAAGGGTTCATACCTGTATCATAGGGGATCTTGATCTGTAAGCTTTCAAAAGGTTTAGCATAGCGAGTCTTCATGATCTTACAAGCAGCACGGATACCATTAACTTCTGATACCTTATTGCCGTCTAGATCTTCTTTAAGCTTTAGCTTCTTCATTGCTACTACGATAGAACTAGCATAAACGAAACCCTGGCCACCACTGATCTTATCGTCTGGATCAAACATATCTTGGCTTGCATATGTGTGATTAGTACATACCATGCCTACATTATATGAACCAAACATATTAACGCAGTTACGTACAAGTGCTGTTAGTGCCTTAGGTTTACGACCCATATCACCCTTTAGATCACCTGCTTCAAACTGATTGATATCAGTTGGAGTTAGCAGCATACCTAGACTGTCTACTACAAACAAGACCTTAGGACGATCTTCCATTGCCTTGTATTCTTTCATAAACTCGTGGATAGTCTTTGCTACGTCGTCAATCATAGCCATATTAAGTTTAAGTAGTTTTTCTTCGCTAGTATCAACGCCTAGTGCGTGTAGCCATTTCTCGTCAAGAGCGTTTTCACTATCAATGAGCACTACAAAGATGTTCTGTTCTTGTGCGTGTTTAACAATATTACCGGAACAGATGTAGCTCTTACCTGCTCCTGATTCACCAGCGAACACAGTAACCTTACCAAGTGGAATACCACGATGGAAGTCACCACTAATGAGATAGTTTAAAGCATAGTTTCCAGTAGAGACCCAATCAGTAGGATCATTAAATCCTACACCAAGTCCATCAATGCTCTTAGTTAGACTTTTACGGAATTTAGTTAAATCAAATGTTTTTGCCATTCATACCTCCAGATTGTAAAGAGTAGTGGGGAAGAAATTCCCCACTCTTTATCTTACTTAGACTGCCTTGCGCGGATCATGCTTAGGATGTCGTTAGCCTTGCTATCACCTGAACTCTTTGTCTCAGCAACAGGTGGTGCAACCTTTGCCGGAGTTGGTTCAAAAGGGATATCGTCATCCTCCACTACAGCTGCCTTAGGCGATGCTGCTGGAGCATTACGAGTGTTCGGATCACCAGTTGCTTGGCTCATGCCAGCAGCACGATAATACTGTCCCCAACGCTCTGCGTCGTATGCCTCGCCATCAACAGATGCTTCAAACATCTCCTTGATAACCTTAAGCTCTACGTCAGTTGGCTTCTTAGGTAGATAGTCCTTTAGATTAAACAATCCATGTGCGTTAATAGCCTTAATGTCATTATCATTAAGTGCCCGCTCACGACGCCCCCACTTTGATGTAGAATAATCAGCAAATCCGCCCTTGCTTGTCTTAGCAATACGGAAGTCTAGACCATGTGCGTAATCAGTTGGGAGATCCTCAATCTCAGGATCAAGTAGTGCTGCACGGACGATCTGGAAGATCTGAGGACCAAGGATAAACCTACGGATAGGATTCTCTGGTGTATTCTCTTCCTTGATAGGATCATCAACAACAATACCCTGGAACAAGTATGAACGCTTCTTCCAATACTTACGGCCCATATCTTCAAGGCTCTTGTCCTTAAACCAGCCGCGTACCTCACTCAATACTGGGCAAGTCTCTCCCCACATCTCTACGCAAGGCACCTGGACCTGTGTAGGACGTGAATCAGTTTCGCCCTTAACGCCGTTGAACGGAAGCTTAATCATTGCTCGCTCAACCCAGAAAAATGTATTATTTGTATCACCATCTGGGAGGAATCGAAGCACTGCTTCCTGTCCTTCTTTTAGATTCCAGAACGGATAAACTGCGTTATCACCACCACCCTGGTTGCCAGATGTCTTTGTCTCTTGCTCGCGAAGTTTTGCGCGAATTTCTGCTAATGATGCCATGTTGCCTATCTCCTATGTTGCCTTGGCTTGTTGTGTTTGTGCCTAAAATAAAACTGCACTATATTACTATAGCGCAGTTTTATTTATCTGTCAATGTCTATTTTTGGTTTTTTTAGCTTACGCCTGCTAGCTTTCTCATTCTCATTAGATTCTCATCAAATGTGCCTTTTAGCTGTTCGATCATCTTCTTAGCATGACCGACTGCGTTTGGTCCAAACTTCTTATCTACACTTACTAATACACCAGTCTCACCACGTGGGAAACGTCCTGTGTTTCTATCGTATAATGACTTAACATATTCACTAACTTCGTGTGATCCTTGCTGCATACCAGGTTCCATTTCTTCTGCCTGTTCTGGTGGAGGTGGAGCATTTGGATCTGCTGGTGCTGCTGGTGGAGCAGCTGGTTCAGGAGCAGGCGCGGCAGCAGCAGTTGGATCTGCTGGCGCTGGTGCTGCTACATTTGGATCTGCTGGGGGAGCTGCTGCTGGATCACCAGTTGCCGTAGCCATATCTCCAGTATCTACATCCTTTTCTAGCTGCGGAACATTTTCTTTAATCCATTGCATAACTATTGGACGTACACATTGATTTGAATCTTCTTTGCCTATTTCCTTTAGCTTATGCGATAGCTCAGGATCATCTATGATGCCCTTGAGACTTTCTATAGCGTTAATGCCATTTGTTCCTGCGGGGAAGTGGCTTGACATCAGATTGTTTAAACTCTTTAATGCATTACCTTGTATTTCTGGGTCTCCGCTCATTAAACTGCTCTTGTCGCCTGTTATGTTATCGAGTAGTCGTGAATACTCCGAAACATAGTCTATCTTCTCATCATACTGTTCTTCAGTGTCTTCTCTCTTAAGTAATAGATTTTCTAGTTCTTCAAATGTTGTGCTCTCATTAGAGAACATTGGTACATACTTAACCTTAGACATCATTAACTTGATTAGGCCATTAACTTCGCGTTGTTCTTCTTTGCTCATCTTTGGATAATCATCACTTATACGTGATAGTAGCAGTGAAATTCGATCATCCTTAACGTGTGTTGCTAGATGCTCGATTGTTAGTGCATTGCGTGTAACATTATTAGTTGCTTTTGGTTCTGCTGTTCCAATTCTAGCCTGTAGTAAGCCTAAACGTGCTGATGCTTTTTCTAGAGCATATTGTGTTTGCTTATCTCTTGGATTTTCCTTAGCAGCCTTTTCAAGTTCTCTAATCTGATTATGTGTACCGTCTAGTGCCTTTTGTATTGATCCTTTATCAAATGGTTCCATTTTAATAACTGGAGTTGCTTGTAGTGCCATCATTAGATCGTATGATTCATCACGTGGCTTGTCTTTAAACTTACCAAATGTGCTACCAATTGGTTCTTGAGCAGCATCACTATCATCATAATCACCACTTGGCTTACCCTGGCCTTTGCCTGGAGCACCTTTAACGAACGGAGCTGCTTCCTTAGTTAGTCTATCAACTGCTCTACCAATTCCGACACCGCGATTCTTTTCTTTGCGAGTTACATGACCTTCAGAATCCTTTGAGATACTTGAAGATGTATCTTGTGCGCGACCTTTATAATAACTATTAGATGATCTAGATTGTGACGCACCTTTTACATAATTTCCAAGTGTTTTTGGACTTAGTTCATTGACTTGATGTTCACCAAGTAGATCGGAGATATATGGGAATAGATCAACTAGTTCTTCATTAAACTGCTGTATTGTAAATCTACTCTTTAGATTCTCTAATACTTCTGGACTTAGTTCTGTCCTGTCAAATGCAATGAAGTTTTCTTTTACAGTCTCGTATCCACGTTGCTTCTGTATACTCTCTAATGTCTTTTTAACTGACTTTACTTTAACACGGGCAGCATCAGCGATTGGAAGTATCTCTGTATTCTCTAAGAACGCATGGCGACTAACCAGTTGATTAAAGCGACGTAAGTTATAGATGTTTTCACTTAGACTTACTATGTACTGACCAAATCCATCATATGGATTTCCGCCATTAGCAACGTGTCTTTGCATTGCTCGTGCGCCTGAAAGATGGATAAAAGGATAACGGAATCGTTCTCCGTTTGCACTTTCAACATAGACTGATTCAATGTTTCTAGTGCGGCTATTAATTCCTGCTTCATCAATCTTCTTTGAGTGACGGATGATCAACTTTGTGTTTTCAAGTTTTTGATAGCTTGATCTTGTTGATCCATATAATGACGATTCGCTCATTGCTTGATCCTTATTTTTCTTTGCTAGAAAGTTATAATCTCTCTTATCTAAATTTTTCTTGACAATATTTTTTGGTTCAAACGATAGTAATCTCTTTTTAGCAAACATTCTCATGCTCTTAAGGAAATTAAACCATTCTCCTTTTACAATATCATCATTATCTTTTATAGTATCGTTACTATAGAATATCCTCATAGTTCCTTCATCAGATAAACTGATGCTTATTGATGAGATAACTTTATCTGCTACAGTAAAGTCAAAGTCAAAGAATACTGCTTTACGAGGATCAACAGTGCTCATGCCTCCTTGATCTCCTAAACGTATCTTAGGAAAATGGCTTTTTAATTTTAAAAATAATTCGTTTCCGACTGAACTGTTACTAGACATTATAAGTTATTTATCCTAGAAAGCTGGTTATGTATATTGGCATTGGTAGATCCACTTCGTCTGTAAATTCCGATAAACTATCATATACAGTTGAATCCCACTCGCCTAATACCTGCGCCATCCTACATATAAGCAACGCTGCTGATACTAGATCATCATGTTCACCTGTCTTGGCCTTAAACCCTAACCCACTTGCTACATATGTCTTTAGTTCTGATACAAATGGTTTACTATAAACAGTCATCTTTCTTGATTCAATAAGTGATTTTAACTTTACACAAGCACTTACTTTAACACGATGTGTAGTATTAAATCCTTTACGGAAAGTCCTTACATGACCTTTTCTTATAGGTTCGCTAAGGAAATATCCAGGTATATTTTCTTCACCAATATCTTTAATAGTTATTAGTGCTGCCTCACCTAGTGTATTGTTTTCAACTGTCCAGTATATCTGAGGATTACCCTGTGCGTATATGTGTTGTGTTATATCTCTTAATATCTTTACTTGGGATGTAACTGGAGTTGTGTTGTGGTGCCACTCGCCTATTTGTTTAAAAGTAGGCAGTTCAAATATCTGTATAGCAGCATAATCTCCACCTGTTCCAAGACTAGGATCTAAGGCTATGAGGTATGTTTGCTTTGGATCGATCTTGCTATACCAACGCACTTGCCCAAGTTTTTCTTTTGGCTCTACTCCTTGTAATTCTGAAAGACAGATACTACTAATAAGAGTTTCGTCAAATACTAAGAACTCGCAATTATATTCACGTCGGAAGCGTTCTTCACCTATTCTTCCTAGTTCTTCTTTCTTCCATTCGTCGTCTCGATCTGGGTGTTCATACCAAAATGCTTGGAACGCTGAGAACCCATTTATACCTAAAGTTGTTTCATTTCCATGCTCGTCAAACTTTTTATTAGCTTCACTCCATATGAGTGCAAACTGATCTTCATCGCTATTTGGAGTACTAGTAATAATTGCCTTACCACCAGTTGCTAGTGTAGGCGATATTGAAGTCCAAAACTCAGTAGCAACATTGGGCGGAACGAACGCAAACTCGTCACAGTATAGTAATGAGATAGCCATACCGCGTCCGGTGTTTTCAGTAGTAGTTGTTGATACAATACGTGATCCGTTATCAAATTCAATACTACCTTTATTGTAACTAGTAGTACCACAGCGTATATGATCTGGACAGAGTTCGTAAGCATATCGCACTCTTTGCATGATTTCCTGAGATCCACTATACTTGTGTGCTGCAATTAATATAGTAGAGTTTGGTACAAACATAGCATACCATAGCAAGTATCCAGCGGCGCAGGTAGTTTTACCACTCTGTCTAGGCAATAGATTAACATTGAATCGACTAGTGTGATAACTGTTTACTAGCCTAAGTTGGTAATTAAATGGATCAAATAACAGTTGACCTTTAACTGGATGTTGTATATAAAAGAAGTTGCGGAGGAAATAGTAAGGACCAGTTTCGTGGTCGAGACACTTCACTAGATCATCAATCTGGCTCTCAGTATATCGTTCTTTTCGATTTGCTCGTTTGACGATAACGCCATCTAGACTTTTACCCATAACGTTATTTATGGGGACTAGTTGCCCCCATATATATTAGTCTTCGCCGTTCTTATCTCTATCGGCGCGGTAAGCCTTCATCTTTTCAGACTTCTTCTTCTTAGTATCATCAGTTGGCTTCTTATCAGTTGCTTCTGGTAGATGTCCTTTTGGACCATGAGAACCTAATGCGCCTTTTATCGAATGCTTTAGTCCTAATTGTTTTCCACTCTTAGTTGCTTTACTATCTTTAGGATTTGATGAGGATCTTGTTGATAGTTTATCCCAAGCATATCCGGTATTATTTGGTCTATATGTTTGTGGTAGTGAATCACGTGGATCAGTTGCTTCTCTACTTAGTTTGTCGGCTGCTCTCTTTATACCTGCTACTCTTTTTATAGCAGTTTTATTTTCTTCGCTAGATCCAGGTTTGCCAGCGGCCATACGAGCATTAACTGCTAGATCGGTTACTGATTTATTAATATAAGATCCCATAGTTTTTTTAGATAGTTCGTCCATACGATCTTGATTATCTGTCCCGTGCCATTTACGATCCTTACCTTGTGTAACTTCGCGTCCACGGATCTTATCAGCCTGATTTGGATTCATTCTAGTTAGATAATGCTTTTCTCTGTTCTTAGCACCAACAGCTGAAACAGCAGCGTTTTTCTTTTGCTTGTTAATAGGATTACCTTCTATTAACTTCTTATATTCTAACATTAGTTCAGCAGCACGGGCCTCTTCCATAGTCATTGGATTGTCGCCTGGATATTCCTTCTTGAACTGCTTCTTTGGTTTGTTAAGACCACCAGCAAGATCCTTAGTCATATACCCTACATCAGATATTTCTGGATTTGGTTCATTAGCATATTCTTCGCCCATATCATCAGCATAATCATGTGCTGCTTGATCAGCATAGTCACCAACATTTGCGATAGTTGCCATCATAGTATCCTTATGTCCACCATGTGGTGTCATATCTTGTGTTGATGTTGATGGATTAGATAAGTTAACTAACTTACCTAGGATAGATGTAATATCGTCCGGGCAGTCACCGTTAGCACTGATGTTTAGTGATACGGCTTCGTTAAGCATGACAGGCTTTTCAACCTTGTCAACGATCTTTAATAGTTTGAGCATGTCTGTCATTTTCTTAATCCTTTTCTTTCTTGGATAATTCCTTAAGGAGATCAAACGCTCTCTTCTCGCCGACCATCTCTTGGGCTATCTTATCCATCTTAGCGTCTGTTTCGTAATCTGATGTTAACTTAGTAACATACTTCTCTGGCTTCTGAGTTGAATCACCATATTCCTGATATTCTTCTTCGTTGTCTCTAACATTCCTTACAACAATTTTTGCTTCTGGAACACCTGTCTTTTCCATAACATATGATCTAAGCACAGGTGGGATTACTGGATAGTTTAGACATACTTCGTAAATATGGACTTCGGCATTATCTACTCCAGGAAAGTCTAGAGGTAATTTCTGTATTGGAGTCTTGCTTGTAGTCATGCTAGCAACACCAAACTTCTCTAGTGATGTTTTTAAAACTGATTCAAACTTAGCTGGTAATTCTCCAGCGACTTTAATCCTAAAGTCAAAAGTTCTCTTTGTGATATAATCTTTAAAAGTCTTCATGATTGCGATTCCTATTAATTATTTATCTATCTTTTTTAGTTTCTCAATTAGGCTGTTGCGATCAGTTACAACGTAGTCTGTAACATTTAGTGTGTTACTATCATCGTTGCCTTTTCCACTCTTATCAAATTCAAGTTTCTGTTTCTTTAGCTGTAGATCAACTATTCGGAGTTTCTTATCTATCTTAGCTGCTTTAGCATCAATTGCATTCTTTAGCATACCGGCAGCAGTTTCGAATATCTTACTACTATAACGCATTTCTACATTCATACCTAGATCCATTAGATCTTCGTATGCTTTAGTTGCTTTCTCCGCTAGTTCATCAAACTCTTTATCGCTAGCAAATCCAAGTCCGTCTACAGTTGGTAATGCTAAGTTAACTTTATCAAACTCTCTTAGAGTCTGTTCAATCTCTTCCTGTTTAACTAGTTCTTTAGAAGCTGCTTTAATTTCTTTTTCAACTTCTTTCATAGCTTCTCTATGTTCAGGAAGATTTAATAGTTCTTCTAGTTTATTGCTCATGAATTACTTATTATCTTTTCTTACCTTGGTGGAACAAATCATTCTCATTTATGATCCTAAAGTTTATTCCCATCTGTTTAGCATATGCTCTAGCAGCTTCCCATTTAGCCATATTCTTAACATACTGCATTTGTCTACCAAAGTTTTTTCCAACTTGTTCGAGCACAGTTTGATTAGCTGGTTTAATCTCTACTATCTCTGCGTGTTTCTTTCCCGTTTTGTCAACATATACTATTAGGAAATCAGGAACATATACTGTTTGTTTTCCAGTAGTAGGATCTCTATAAGGTATCTTTATTGATTCACTTGCCCACTGTTGTATACTAGGATTTTCATCACAAGTTCTCATAAAAGTCCATTCCCAACTAGAACGATATATAGGAGTTTTAGTTCCTATGTATTTTTCTGGATTTTTAGGATCAAACCTTCCTTGTGCAAATTTTCCCATTAAGCTAATACGTTTCTTATTTCAAATTGATTATCAGCTGTTGTATCTATTTTATAACCTAGAGTACTTATGTTTAACCTATTATAGTTTAATATCTCAGATACTACACGACTAAGTTGTAAATCGTTTAATCCTTTAAGTGTGTCTATTATTTGGAATACATTTACATTTTCTATCTTTGATTGTGATAATAGGGTAGCTGCTATTGAGTTTGCAGCCGTAACATCAAATCCTTTTGATTCAAAAAATCCAACAGCATTATCTACATCAGTTGCTGATAATGCTATTCCTTCGTTGTAATATGAATTAAAAAATTCCTTTGTACTAGCTGTGCTATCAGTTACTGTGCTTGTTGGTAAATTAGTTTTTGTCATTGTTGTCCTTTATCCCCATGCGCTTCCGACAGAAAATTCATCATTTCCTTGGAATTGTGTTTGTGCATCTATAATATCTTGTGTGTCGTTTGTTATTGGTTCTTCTCCTGCTGAAGGTTCTCTATTCAGAATTGCAGCGCCTTCTTCTTGATCTTGTCGTTCTGCCTCGGCGTCTCTAGCTGCTTGCCTCATAGCTGCTCCATCTGCTTGATCAGCATCATCTAGACTTTGGTCTCTAGCTGCTTGTCTCATAGCAGCTCCCTGTTCTTGGTCTTCTCGATCTGCTGCATCAGCTCTTGCTGCCGCCCTCATTGCAGCGCCTTCTTCTTGATCAGCTGCATCCATTTCTGCATATCTCTTTTCTTGTGCCAATTGAGCTTCTGTTGGAGCAGGTGGTCCAAACGCATCACTTGCTGCTGGAGTTTCACCATTTGGTGTTTCTACAGTTTTTGACCTGTCTTGTGCTATTGTTGATCCGTTTGAATTAGAAAATAAAGATCCAACACCACTAATAATATTTCCTAAACCTTTAGTTGCTAAACCAACCCCAGCAACTGTTAATGCTGCTAATTGTGCATTTCCATTTCCAAATCCGTATTGTTGAAATCCACTATTTGACCCCAACGATGATCTCGGATTATAGAATGTCGGTTGTCCGTACCCATAAGGTGCTCGATTTCCAGTATTAGTATAGGGACTAATATTATTTAATACTCCGTTAAGTATTCCACCAACTAGCCCTCCCATCATTCTTCCGCCACTTAATGAATTTATAGAAAATACATCTCCAAAAACTCCTGCTATACCATCTTGTAAAATTTCCTCATTGGCGATCGGACTTGGTGTTTTATCGTAGTGTAATACTGCAAATCCTGCAGGATCGTCTTCTTGTACTACTCCAGAATTATAAATGACTGAGTCGTATGCTATTGTCATTTTATTTTCTAATACACCGCGGCCGTCTGATTGATCCACAGTGTCATGATCCCATTTTGTTATCTTAGGGTTACACAAGAGATAGCTAAAAAAACGTTGTCTTGAAAGAGTAAATAATTGTATACTATTAAAGAATGGAGCGTCTGATTCATTATCTAATCCATACCTAAATGGCATCATGCTTTTAGGAAAATATGTATTCCTTTCATAGGCAGTTGGACTAGTATCCGAATCAGGACTATACGAATTGCTTCTGTCTGCAATATAATAGCCATAATATAATGCCCATAGTGTATTAGTAATTCCGTTGTTATCATCATGTAGAGTTAGATTAACTGGTTCGTATTGAATGGCTGTATACGCAGTTGTTTTACGATTATATTGATTTAAATTTTCAGTTTTAAATGAATATTTAGGTAAATCGGCAGATTTAACAAGATAATTTAATTCTAACTTGTGCCTATCTTTAAAACTAATATCAGTCATAGCATCTGGATTAACATTAAAAACAACATAATATAGGAATTTAGTTTTTGGTGCTAAACGGAAAGTATCATCAACATAGAGCCTAGACGCATGTTGGAAATCTGCCATATTACCTTTAGGCTCTAAGAATCCTAAAGCTACTTGTCCTAAAAAACGTTGAAATTTATTTGCCATAGTATTATTTATATTCATAAAAAAAGACCAGTTTTTACGCTGGTCTCTTTTAGTTTAGAGTCTAGAATTAATTGTATTAACCGCCGGCGCCTATTGATAGTGCTCCAATTGTACGACCAACGTTTGTTCCAACACCAGTACCTTGTGGTGACTGTATAGCGTTGTCAAAACGTATAGATAGTGTAATATTTACTGGAGAATTTTCAGTATAATTTAAGCTGTTATAGTTAGCATTCTGTATGAAGCAACCATATAGTTCAAATGTTTCTAGTACATTTGGAACAAACTGACCGTTACCGCCATCGAGTATTTCAATAACAGTAGTAAACTTATAATCAATACCGCTAGCAGCTGAACTCTGTTCATAGAAGTCAAACTGCTTCTGTAGCTGTTCACCAACAAGTGCCTGTACATTACCATTAACATCTTCACGTAAGTTAAGTGTAATTGCTTCCCATGAGTGCTTGCCAGCTAGATAAACTTTAGAATTATAAACATCTAAAGTAATTTCTTCAAAAGTTACGCTTGGGCGTGTTACGTCCATAACCTGTTTTGTTAGTTCTGTAGTTGGGGTAGTTACACCAAAGTTTTGTAGTGTCACTCTAAAGCGATACTGTAGCTTTGGCATTAATAATGATTGAGATGCACTGCTTTGATTTGAATCAAGTGGTACACTGAATTTAGTTAATGTTGAAATTGTCATCCTAGACTCCTAACTTATGTATGTATTTATTATTGTAATTGGTGGCCTTAGCCACCAATCTCACCTGTGTTCTTTAATCTTAATGGAATATAGATGAATTCAACTGCCTTAACTGGTTCAATTGCAATGTCTAGATATAGCTCATTACGATCAATTCTGCTTGGAGTATTATTTGATTCATCGCATACTACTAGGTAGTCATAGATACCACGCTGTCCAACTAGCTCGAGCATAATGCCTTCTGCTGCTGCCTTAAGCTCGTCTCTAGTAATCTTGTCGTTTGGTTCAAAGATATATGGTTTAGCTAACTTAGATAGCTGGCCACGTAGATAAACAACTAGTCGAGCAACATTTATACGATCTAATGCACTTGCATTAGCTGCTCTAGTTTTCTGTCCAAATATTACATTTCCTGCACCTGTTAGGAATGTTATCGGATTAATACTTACAGCGTATAGTGTATCTCTCTGACCTTCGTTGAGAGCAATTGATTGCCACTCACCTGTTTTTGCATCAACGTATCCAATTGATGTAGCATTTGATACTTTACCACGACGTGTACCTGCTGGAGCAAACCATGGAAAGCTTACACCATCACTAAGAGCAATTGAACGTAATACCATGTGACTTGCTGGAACTACAATCTTGTTGCCACTGTTATCTGTGCTAAATCCACTTGGATAATATACACCTAGATACTCGTCGTAAGTTACTAGACCCTGTTCACCATTGTCAACTGCTAGTCTTGCGTTTGTTCCCCAATCATTGATTGAAGTTGCATCATTTGGTAAGCGGAATGGAGTATCACCGATAACAAATGCTGTCTGCTTACGATCAATATTTAAGTTAACCATGTTTGAAATTAATTCAACATAGCCTGGGCAAGAAATTAAGTTGAATGTACGGATTTCAGTTTCACGTAGCAATTGGTTAGTATCAACTAAAGCCTTAAGCTTCTTAACAACAACCTTGCGTTGAGCCTTACGACCAAATACACCACGACCATCAACTTCGAGCCCGCTTTCATTAACCCAACGATCAGTTGCATATTCGTTTTGTGATTCATCATTGTAACGTATATTATTTTCGTTAACATTTATATAATTACGCACATAACGCTTTACATTATTACCGCTTCTACGTGTATTGAATAGTAACATTCCACGTGGATAAAGATCTGGATCTGGAGCATCAATATCTATAAAGTTACTGTATAGTAGATCACTAATACTGCCAGGAGTATTACTATTTGATCCATCTGTGTTATAACGAGCATCGGCAAATAGAACACCGTCTTCAGTAGTCTGGTCTGAAGTATCTATTGCTATCCACTTTAAGTTGTAACCATCGTACTTGTACATTGCTGGATAGTTTTCTAGATCTCCTGTATCAATCCAAAGGTCACCATTACGTAATGGTGTTCCATCACTTTGAAGTGTTGGCTTTGTTGCTGTAACAAGAGGTCCATTTGGGTCAGTTAAGTAGTCGTCACTAATGTCACTAAAATAAGGACTTGTATCATCTAGATATCCAACCCATGTATTACCATTGTGTATCATGATATCAACATTATCAAGTACTGGAGTATACCATAGTGTTCCATCTAGTGGAACTTGGCTTGGCACTGTGTTTGATGATGTTGCTTTTAATTGCTTCCAATTAGTTGCTACATAATCAACTCCCATTCCGTTTGGAGCAGTATATAGGTTTGCTGTTCCTACACTACTATCATAATTGTATTCAATGAATCCCATAGTACCTAATGGATCATAATCACCTTCAGTTAATGCAATTTCGCCACCTTTTTCGTGATTAATTACTATTCTATTACGAGAGTCAACGCTAGCAACTATATTTGTGCCTTCAGGTAGTGCTCCATTAATAGCTCCTGCTACAATATTTGCATCAGTTACTTCCCCTTCTGCTTCAAATGTAACTGTTACTGTATCACCATACCCTAATGATCCTGGGTCAGTTTCAGCTATATCAAAAGAATACACTATAGTATTGCCAATTGTGACTGTATTATTTGTAGTATAAGTGTGAGCAGCGGTCCATGTAATTTCTGATCCACCAGTTGTTGCTTTAAGTGTAACTAGTGTTGAGCTTGTAGTTGCAGCAGCAACATAATAAGTTGTATTAGCGGTTAGTCCACCTGCAGGTGTTAAATTACCAGTTCTAAATGGTTGATTTAATAGATAACTAGCTGCACTACCTAATGTTACTGATGTGCTAGCATTTGCTATTGATAGAATGGTGTTTGTTGAAGAATTATTTTCAAAAGTACCTGCGTCAATAACAGCACTAACTATTGTTGTTGGGTCCGGAAGCTGACGACGGAATAAAGTAAATGTTGCTAATGGATTAGTATCTTCATCAACATTATACTGTACATAAAGCATTCCTCTAGCAATATTCTTACCACCACCAGCACGATCTAACCCATAAATTGCTTCTTCGTTATTAGCATATACTGGAGCTGATACTGTTTTCCAATCATTGATTGCAGAACTCCACTGCTTAACAACCCAATTTGCTCCAAGGTTTACATTAGTAGTCTTAATCCAGATACTTCCTGTTGGACGTGGGTTACTATCAGTTGATCTATACTGAGGAACTTTTGTATGTGATTGTATCGATAATGATACTCTACGATAAGTTCCAATTGCAATTCCAAGAGCACTATCAGCAGCATTTGTTGCAACTAATGGGGTTGAATCAGTAACAGTTGTTGTTCCTGCTGCTATTACGATTGCGTCAACTCCAGTTCCGCAATAAAATTCTAGTCTGCTATTAACATATGCAGCACTGATTCCTAGACCAATTAGTGTTGCATTAGCGTTAATATCTGTTACAAGATTAGCAATATTATTATTTCCAGATGATCTAACTGCAATATTAACATTGTTAATTTTTAAGCTGTTTGTTGGTTCTAGTGCACCAACTGCTTTAGTTGCCTGTATAGTTGTATAACTTCTAGCCCAATCGTCTGAACCAACAACTACCCATGCATTGCTTTTATTCTTATAATAAATCTTATTAAGTGTTGATGTTGCTACAACAGCATACTCACCAATCTTACCAATAGCTGTAATAGGGGCTCCGTCATTGTCGATCTTTGTGTTATCGGTGATAACAGCAGTTGGAACTTTATTTGTAAACTTCTGGCCACCAGTTACTGTTGGTGCAGAACCATTCCATTCAAATATACCAAAATGTGTATCACGGCAATCAAACCAATAATCACCATCGTTTGGTGGAGAGTTAGGAGCAACTGCTTTTGGAGTTAGCTGTCCAAGATCTAGATCTGAACGTACTACCCATGCTGAATTGCTAACACCTAGGTAGCTATAAGCTGCCTGTAATCCGTATTCGTTAAGTTCACCACCATGTATTGGATTCTGGCTTGAATCAGTGTAAAATAGCGGAGTACCAAAGATATCAGCTAGATCACGTTGGCTAGTTAGCAAATAAGGCTTGCCAGCATTAGCTTTTAGTGTTCCAACCGCAATACCGGTTCCACTTGCGTTCTTTTTATTTTCTTTTGAGGATACTACGATTAGTGGTCTAGTACCCGGTTCTGCTGGTACGTAAAAGCTCTCATCAATTACTTTTACTTCTACGCCTGGTGAATTTAATGCCATCTTGGATCTCCTGTATAACAGACTTCAGTAATATTTAGTTGTTATAGGAAAAAATGGCGATTATACGTGTCTAAAAAGGTATATCAAAGGTATGATTTATTATAAATAAAGGTAATTAAAGGTAAAATGAAATGAGCGATAGAAAATTATGTAAGATATGTAATCATAATCTAAGAGCAATTAACTATAAGACTCCTGACAAAATCTATTATAGGTCAATGTGTGATCCCTGTATGCGTGTGCAGAAAAAAGGTCAAAAGCCTCGTTGGGTCCGAGAAGGTTATAAGAAACGTGTAAAATGTGAAGCTTGCGGCTTTGTTCCTAAATATCAAGAACAACTCACAGTCCTTGATTATAGCAATACGTTTAAGACGCTGTGCTTAAACTGCGAAGGTGCTGCTAAAGTTGCTAACAAGATAGAAATTAAGAGAGGTGACCTTGAACCAGACTTTTAAGATCTTCAAGAGTTCCACTATTCTCTAGTGTCTTGCTAAACTTAGATCTTGCCCATTCCCACTCGCTTGAATGGATATAGTTAGGTGGAGATCCTCCTAATTGGTATTGTACAAACCACTTAGGATCAGGTCCACGCTTAACACACCAAATTTCTCCATTGATCCTCTTGATTAGATCTATCTCGTTAGGAAAGCGTGTGTCAGGGATAACGTAATTCTTATCTTTTTCTATCTTTCGTTCTAGGCTAGCGATCCAGATATCTTGATGGAAACCTGCTCGACAAACTTCAGTTCCCCATAATTGTAAGATTAATCGAGGAGTTAGTTCTGGCATTTTTAATCGTTCAGCCCACCACGGATCAACTTGTTCTCGCCACTCTCTGCTCTCATCAGTAGCACCTTCAAGCAACTGTCTATCCCAACTGAATATAGCAGCAACAGCATCTTTTAGGCTGTCAGCAAAACTGATTTTTGTAAAGCCGAAATCATCCTGTAGGATATCTGCTACAGTTCCTTTGCCACTTCCTATTAGTCCGCAAATTCCGATAATCATATTTTAATAATAATATAGAAGATAAATCTTGTCAACCTATAATAAAGGTATAGCCCTGACCGCCCGTTACTTGTGTTGCTAACTCAGTCTCTAGACGCTCTATATCTGCTTTAGCCTCACCCTTAATAGCAGTGCCGTTTAGTGATCCACCACCCTGTGGTCCAGCGATCTGACTAAACTTCTCACGTGCCTCGCCCATCATTAGCTTACAAGTTGCTAGAGTATAATCTTTAAGCCATTGGTTAGCATATACATCTTCAAGTATAACAAAGTCTGGACGATGATTATATGTCCAGATTAGGATTTCTTCTTCACCACGTGGACGTTGTGTTATCGTGAGTTTACGTGTGCTTTGGTTATAGTTATAATTAATAAAACTACCAAACATACGTCCAACTAGTTCTTGATACTGGGCATACATCTCATAAGTTAGCAATCCACCCATGTTAGAACTTGATAGTAAGTAGGTATTAGTGTAGGCCATGTTGAATGGTTCAAATGTTGTTCCGCCACTTCCTAACCCTGACCTTGATCCGATACTTCGACGGAACAACTGTCTTACACTTACAACTTCTTTAGGAAGTGTATATGTATTAGTATCTATTTCAAGTGTTAAGAACATATAACTTTCTTCAACTGAACTATCGCCACGTTGTCTATATTTGTTTAGAGCACGATCTAGAGCTGTTTGATAGTGTATAGGATCAAGTTCTAGATCAATCATACCTCCGCCCAACATAGCGTTAACATAATCATAAACTTGTTGTTTAGCGTCGTCTAGATTACTCATAATGCTGCTATCCTTGTTTTAAAGTCATTAAAGTCTACACTAGCATCTAATATATTTTTTAAAGCTATTTTACTTATAGTATCACTTGATGGTGCATCGGGAGAATACGAACTAGTACTATCTCCGCCGTTTATTGCTAAAATTCCGTTTCCACTATATAGTTCTGTAAAGTTTTCTTCTGTTTTTCTGAAAGCTTCGCGGATAGGATCCCCGTCTTTGGTATTTGGTCCTTGCCCGATGTTAATTGATTGTTGTGCCATGATTCCACCTAAAACGCTTTGCTTATCGTATTTATCGCAGGCTATAAATACTGTACCATGCCAAGACTCAGTCTCTATCGCCCAGAAAAGGGAAATGATTATAAGTTCATAGACAAAACTGTCTATGAGATGTTCCAAGTAGGTGGAACTGATATCCACATACACAAATATCTAGGACCAATTGATCCTTCTAATCCAAATATTGCAACTAGTACTACTACTATACAAGATGTTCTATTTTTAGAAAATAGAGACCGTAAGTATGATAGCACTATACATGTAATGCGTGGTATTTATAATATACAGGATATTGATTTTAATCTAAGCCAGTTTGGATTGTTCTTACAAAATGACACAGTGTTCATGAGTGTACATATGAATAACAGCGTTGAGATATTAGGACGCAAGCCTGTAGCAGGTGATGTATTTGAATTACCGCATCTCATAGATGATTTTGCGTTAAACGATTTTGCTGCTAGTTTAAAAAGATATTATGTTGTTGAAGAAGTTAGTCGAGGATCTGAAGGTTTTTCAGTTACTTGGTATCCTCATCTTTTTAGACTTAAACTGAAACCTATTGTAGATAGTCAAGAATTTAAAGACATATTAGATATGCCCCAGAACACAGATTCCTATGCTGGTGATTATGATCCTAGTGTAACCTATTACCCAGGACAGGTAGTGAAGTATAACGGTGTTCTTTATAATGTTACAGCACAAGTAACAAATACAAATCCACCTAATGAGCTTTATTTTACTGTAGCAGATAGCAACGATACTCTTCGTGCGTTAATGAGTACGTATGAAAAAGAATTAGCAATAGGGGAAGCAGTTGTTGCTGAAGCAGAATTAAATGCTCCGCAAAGTGGATATAGCACTCGAAATTATTATACATTACAAGTTGACGAAAATGGGCTTTCATCTCTTAAAACTGTAGATAGCGATACTTCGATCAATACTCCCGGAACAACTGACCAAACAGCACAAACTCCAACTAGAAGCGGATATCAAGGTTATCTAGTTGGAGGAGATTTTCCACCAAACGGGTCACCGTATGGATTTGGAATACAATTTCCTGACGAACCAGCAGAAGGTGATTTTTTCCTCCGTACTGATTATCTACCAAATAGAATGCTTAGATTTGATGGAACTCGCTGGGTTAAGTTTGAAGATAACGTAAGAATGACGATGACAAATACTGATAATAGAGCCAAACTTAAAACTAGATTTACTAATAACAATGCTGTTACAAATATTGATCTATTGTACACTGATACATTTAAAGTTAGTAATCCAATGGTATTCCGTGTTACAGACCTTACAGGTTTATTAGATTTACCCAGCAGCAAAGTTGTTACAAGGATCCCTTATGTTAAGACTTATGGTGTAGAAACATTCGTTAATGATCAGATCATGACAGTTGCTGATGTTCAAAATGATAATGGTTTTGTAGCATTTATTACTTCTAATCCGCTAAAGGTAAATGATATAGTAAGATGGTCAATATATCAAAGCAGTGTACCACAGAGAGTTGCTCTTAGCAAAGCACTAAAACCAAAGGCAGATTTCTAATGTTAAGTAACATGGAGGCTTCGGTTTAACGCCGTTGAAGTAAATCGGAATATTTTTATGATGGGCAAGTCCGACGATATCTAGCACAGGCATTACGTATGCTTGCTGGATTTAAAACAAGAGCCGGTGATGGTACTGAAAAAGTTGTTCCAGTACTATATGGTGATATGACTAGGCAAGTTGCCCAGATATTAAAGAATAATTCTGAGAACACTTTACCAAGTGCTCCTCGTATCACACTTTATATTTCTGATATAGAATTAGATACTAGTAGATTAGCAGATGCTTCTTATATTAATAAGATACATATTCGCGAACGTGCAATTGATCCCGTTACTAATACCTATACATCAACTCAAGGTCAAAATTATACTATTGAAAGATTAATGCCTACACCTTATAAGTTAACTTTTAAGGCTGATATTTGGACAACTAATACTGATCAAAAATTACAGATATTAGAACAGATACTAGTTCTATTTAATCCTAGTTTTGAAATACAAACTACTGACAACTATGTTGATTGGACAAGTTTAACTGTTGTGTATCTACAAGATGTAACATTTAGTAGTAGGACTATTCCAGTCGGTGTTGATAGTGATATTGATGTTGCTACTATGGAATTTGAAACTCCTATTTGGTTAACTCCGCCTGGTGCTCTTAAACGTCTTGGTGTTGTACAAACAGTTATTAGTAATATATTCTCAGAGTCTGGCCAATTATCTCCAGACTTTATTGGTGGTCAACCTGCAAGTCCTGTTTATGTTACTCCTGGAAACTATGGTATTGTTGTAACAGATAATAGAGTTAAACTAGTAGATGAAGGAGCATCAGTTATTGATGATACATTTGGATTACCTATTAAGTATGGTATAGATATCAATTGGTTTAGTTTATTAGATCAATACGGAGAATTCCGTGCTGGTGCTAGTACGATATATTTAAAACAACCAAGTGGATCAGATATAATCGGTACTGCTGCTGTTGATCCTATCGATCAAACAGTTTTATTAGTTAATTGGGATCCAGATACATATCCAACTAATACAATTATAACAGGTCGCAGTAGCATTGATGCTATTATTGATCCGTTAACTTATAATCCTAAGAATGTTGCTAATGGAATAAGGTATCTAATACTAAATCCTATCGGTGATATAACAAATACTACTGGACCCACTGCTTGGAAAAACAACGATGGTTCTGATTTTTATGCTAATGAAAATGATATCATTGAGTGGAATGGCGCTAATTGGAATATTGTATTTCCTGCTTCTACTGTAACTGATACAGTGTATACTAGAAACTTAAAAACTGGTATACAGTATAAATGGGATGGTGAAGTCTGGACTAAGAGTTTTGATGGTGAATATGTTGCAGGATTGTGGCGCTTATCATTATGATAAAAAAAGTAAAAGGAAGCGGTGCTCTATTCCTAAGCCAAAAGACTCATAGGTTTCTATTGTTACAGAAATCTTCAGGTAAGAAAGAAGGTATCTGGGGATTAGTTGGTGGTAAGACTGAACAAGGTGAATCACTATGGGAAGGTCTAAAGCGTGAAGTTACTGAAGAGATAGGATTCTTTCCTGATGTAATTAAATCAATACCACTTGAATCTTTCGTTAGTGATGACGAGCATTTCAATTTCCAGACATATGTTTGTATAGTAAAAGATGAATTTGTTCCTGTATTAAGTAACGAGCATATGGGCTGGGCATGGTGTTTGATAGATAAGTGGCCAAAGCCTGTGCATCAAGGTATCCGAAATACATTAAGTAACCGTGTTACACGGGCTAAGATTGATACAGTATTTGAATTGCTAGACTCTATTAATTAGAGTCTACCAACTACTACTTCAATAACTCCAGTAATACCATTAAAATCTTCTAATGCCTTACCAATGACAGAACCAAGTTTAGGATCTTCTTCTGCTCTAGCATAACCATTGCTAGCCGATACCATCATATCGCCCTTACGTACAGCACCCTGTACTTTACATGGAACACGACCAGTCAATGCTAGTGTTACAACAAACTCAGATTCTAATTCTGCGTTCATTAAGTATCCTGGATTAGTTGAAACTATACCTGCTATCTTACGACTCATATCAGTATTTGAAATAGTTACTTCATTAGCTCCGCCGAAGTCCAATACAGTACCTGGCTCGTAGTTATCGTCTGCTGTATATCTTTCTGCTAAGTCAGCATATCTTGCTTGTGTTGCTGTAGTTGTTAAAACGTTAGTTGACGCATTATATGTCATACTAGTATTTGCTCGTATAGCTGTATTACCTGAAGTTGCTGTTACAAATGTTACATAAGCTGTAGTTGATGCGCTATCAGATGTAATTGCAGCATTATTAGAATTAGTAGCAGTAGTAGCAGTAGTAGCAGTAGCAGCATTACCACTACAAGCTGCGGCAGTAGTAGCAGTAGCAGCATTACCACTGATACTTCCAGTAATAGTATTTGTAACTGTTAAATTAACTAAAGTTCCAACACTAGTTAAACTAGAAGCAGTAACACCTGATCCAAGTGTAGTAGCATTTAGTACACTAGTATTATTGATTTTAAAGGCTTTTCCACTAGCAAGATTCCAGTCTTGATTAGATGTCCAATTGCTGTTTGTACTATCCCAGGTAATAGTTTTATCTGTAGCACCTTTAAGTGTTATACCACCACCGTCGGCTGTAGTGTCTGTAGCTCCAGTTGTTGTGATATTAGTTATCGATCCTGCAACTGGAGTTGTTCCACCAGTTGCAGTGTAAGTTATGCTTGTTGCACTATCAATGCTAGCAACAATATATGTACCGCTGCCTCCTAAACTTCCTGGAGATCCATTTGTAGCAGAAATTACACTACCAACAACTAATCCAGTAGTAGCTGTCATTCCAGTAACAGTAGCAGACCACGGACTTCCTAATGCTGTTGCTACAGTTAGAGTTAAGTTATTTGTAGGAGTAGTCCCGCCTAAACTAGCTCCGGGTATCGTAATAGTATTACCAATAGCATAACCAGTTCCAGCAGTTGTTATAGTCACAGTAATAAATCCACTATATTCTGTGCCTGAACCTGTTTTTTGTATAGTAAATACAGCGCCAGAACCACTGCCACTCGTAGCCGATTGACTGACTCCTGTATAAGTTGCTGCTGCTGTTACGCTAGTTCCACTCGCAGTAAATGTTGTAGATCCTTGTAATAATGCTCCAGTTATAGTTCCAACAGTACCAGTTGTGCTAACAGTGGCACTAACGACCACTCCTAATTCTAGATTCTTATCATCAACAGTCATAGTGCTGCTATTAACAGTAGTAGTTGTTCCGTTTACAGTTAAGTTTCCTGAAACAGTAATATTACCGCTAGTATTAATAGTCATAGCAGTTGTAGCACCATTGTTGCCAACTTTAAACACAATGCTATCGCTAGTTCCAATACCAGTAGTTGATTGTATTGTAAGTGCTTGGCTAACACTAGTTCCACCATCAATGCTAGTAATACCACTAAGTGTTTGATTAGCACTAGATGTCTGCAATGCTGTAGTACCTGCATATATTATTACACTACTACCTAATGAAGTACTAGCACTATTGATAGTAATAGCACTATTTGTTAATTTAGAATTAGCTATAGATCCAGCTAACATAGTGTTTGTAACTGTTCCAGTATCACCAGTTCCAACTAAAGTACCAGTTAGTGTTGGTAAGGTTAATGTTGGGGTTCCAGCAGCGGCGGATACGTTTATAGTAGCAGTTCCGCTAGTAGATCCTGCTAACGATAGTGTTCCGGCAGTTGTGCCAGCAGTACCAAGTGTAAGTAATGCGCTCGGTGCAGTATTAGCAATACCTAATTTACTTGCGATATAATTATTAGCAGTACCTGCCATATAGAGATTATAACGTGAACTTACAGTTATTGCTCCACTAGCACCACTTACAGTAGTAAATGTAGCACTAGTTCCAGTCGTATATGTAAATCCGTTAGCCGAAATGACTGTAATTTGTACAGTTCCTTGGCTATTAAATGTAACTGTTCCTGTACCGGTTCCTGCACCGGTAGCAGTAAATGACGTTCCAGCAGTACTATTAGCGGCGCCAATCAATGTAAAATTTGTAGTTCCAGGTGATAATATAGTTACTAATGCACCGCTAGTTAATGACGTTGCTGGAGCCGTTGGCACGATAGTAACATATTGACCAGTACTAAATCCGTGATTAGCTACAGTATAAACAGTTACAGTAGTTCCTGATTGGGCAATATTAAATACAACAGCACTGGCTGTTCCGCCTGATGTTGGTGCTGCTATATTTGAATAAAATCCGTAATTGTTAGTTGCTCCAATTAATGTACTCTCAGCGGAGAATCCATACTGATTAGTTACGATAGAACTAGTACCATATACACCTTGGTTAGCTGAAAAGTTCTTTTGATCTGTTAATGTAAATAACGAAGCTGCGGTTATACCAGTTGAATAATAGTTAACAGCAAGAGTAGTTACATCAGATTGTACAGTTCCGTTGTTGAGTATACCATAAGAGCTAGTTGCTCCGGTAATTGTTTTACTAATAGTAAGAGTTCTACCAGCAGATCCTAAACTTGGACCAATAACTATTTGTCCGTTATAGTCAATTATTAATCTACTAGCATATGTATTAACTGTAGTACCAGTTGATCCAGCTGGTGCCGTTTGGAAATATAAGTTACCTGAGGTTCCAGCACCAGTTCCTAATCCCGATCCAATAGTTAAGTTATTACCAGTTGTATCAGTTCCACTAACGGCAGGTGACTTTATAGTTGCTGCACCACTAACAGTTAACGTACTATTTCCGCTAGTTCCAACTGCTACTGTGCTTGCTGCTCCACCGATGTTTGTAGTAGAAGCACCACCAGTAGCTATATTAACTGTACCAGTAGTTACTCCAGTAGCTATATTAACTGTACCAGTAGTAACATCAGTAGTTATACTTGATGTTCCGCTAGCAGTTCCAGCTATTTTTAATATGTTACCAGTTATTGCACCACCAACTGTTGCGGTTGTTAATGCTGTCGTACTTGTTCCTAAACTTAATGATGTTCCAACAACTGTTGCATTACCATCAACTGTTAACCCGTTTTTAACTCTAAAATCTGCGCTTGCCATTTGGTTTCACTCTCCACCAATTTGTTATAATGTTATTGCTACTCTATGTGTTTTAACAGTAATAGTATCTCCACTATTTGCTGCTTGCGCTAGGAATCGTACTTGTCCATTTCCTATATTTACTGTATTGTTAACACTAAACAATGTAGAAGTAAAAGTTATAGCCCCGCCACCGTATGTTGCGCTAAGAGTAACTGTTGTTGAACTACTAGTTGTAGCTGCGACGTAATAAGTAGTATTTACTGCTAATCCACTACTACCAACTGCTAAACTTGCGCCTGTAGTAATAGGGGTTCCAATAGTATAACTAGCTGCTGTTCCTAATGTTACACTTGTTCCAGTTGCTACCGCAGTAATAGTATTTGTCGAAGTAGTAGTATTAAAATCTACAGTAAATGTTGCTAGATCATTAGTGGTCTTTATTGCTCCATACTCAGTCATAGTTGCTGTAGCACCATTGTGTATTACTAATATTTCACTTACTTGATACGTGTTAATGTTAGTGCCCAATGTACAAGTTACTTGTGCTGTATACTTTGCACTCCTAAATAATGAATATACCCATCCATCAACTTGTGCTGCTGCACTGTTTGTTATTCCTGTACCAGTAGAAGTAAATGTTTCAGTATTACCAACTGTTAGGTAATTACCGTTAACTGTAAGTGTGCCATTAACTGTAGTTGTTCCTGTTGACCCACCAATGTTAACATTTGTTATAGATAAAACATTACCACCTGTACCAATATTAACTGTCTTAGTTGTAAGAGCAGCAACAGCCCCAGTTGATATGTTTGTTGTACTTGCTGCTGTACTAGTATAACCTAGAGTTAATGAGGTAGCAGCAGCAAATGCATTAACTGTAGTTGCTACAGTATTAAATAGTGTCTGTGTGCTATTAGCACCTACGATTGTAGCGTTTCGTAAAGTCATTGTGCCAGTAGTAGCACCAATAGTTAAACTTGTAGCAGCACCAGCAAAGTTCATAGTTGTTGCTGTTGTATTATATAATGCTTGTGAACCTAAATATCCAACAACTATTGAAGATCTAATAGTAGTAGTACCGCCGATATCTGAACCAATGTTAACGTTAGTTGATCCACTACCTGTATAACCAGCATTAGTTCCGACATTAACTGTAGTAGTTGCCCCTGTGCTTACGCCTCCAGTACCAATGTTGATTGTGTTAGATCCATTGCTACCAATATATCCGGTACCAATATTAATTGTACTTGCACTGTTGCTGCCTAAATAACCAGTTGCTATATTTGTTGTACTAGTAGCATTACTACCAATATATCCAGTAGCAAAATTAACAGTGCTAGTACTACTGCTTCCAACATATCCAATTGAATAGTTTTGTGTAACTATAGTAGTCGCAGATGAACCAACATAACCAACTGTTGATGTAGTAGCAGCGCCAGCAAAATTCATAGTTGTTGCTGTTGTATTGTATAGATTTTGTGTTGTCTGTGAACCTACTACTGTTGGATTATTAATAGTTAATGTACCAGTAGTAGCACCTATATTAATTGTAGTAGCAGCACCTGCAAAATTTACAGTTGTAGCAGTTGTATTAAATAAGGCCTGGGATCCAAGATAACCAACAACTATTGAAGACTTAATAGTAGTAGTACCACCTATATCAGAACCAATATTAACATTAGTTGATCCACTACCAGTATAGCCTGTATTAGCACCGATGTTAACTGTAGTAGTTCCATTAGTGCTTACTCCCCCGGTACCAACATTAATTGTATTAGTAGCATTGCTTCCTACAAATCCAGTACCAACATTAATTGTATTAGTAGAATTGCTTCCTAAGTAACCAGTTGCGACATTGACAGTACTAGTAGCATTACTACCTATATAACCTGTAGCAAAGTTAACAGTTCTTGTGCTATTACTTCCAACATATCCAATGGAATAGTTTTGTGTAACTGTAGTACTATTTGCTGATCCAACATAACCTATGTTTATTGTTGTTGCAGAACCAAATAATTTACCAGTTAGTGCATTAGTATCAAATACACTTGCTGTACCTGTATTACCTGTAGAAATACTTGGATTTGAACCATTCATATTAAATGTAGTAGCATTGGTACCGGTTATAGTTGGATTACTAATAGTTAATGTACCAGTAGCAGCACCTATATTAATTGCTGTCGCTGCTCCAAAAGCATTAACTGTAGTTGCTACAGTATTGAAGACATTTTGTGTAGTTAATGCTCCAACAACAGTTCCTGATCTAATAGTAGTAGTGCCACTAACATCAGAACCAATGTTGATATTAGCTGATCCACTACCTGTATATCCAAGATTAACAGTAGTAGTACTATCGTAGTTTCCACCTGTTCCTATATTGATTGTTTTAGTAGTTGAAGCTTTAATAGGTCCAGTTGATATATTAGTTGTACTTGCATTTGACCCGTTATATCCAATATTTAATGATGTTGTATCACCGGCAAAGTTAAGTGTTGTTGCTGTAGTATTAACAAGATCAAACGTAGTACTACCTGCATCTAATGCATAGTTAATAGTTGGACCTTCATTATAAACTATCTTTGGAGTTAGTGAACCTGCTGATCCAGTATAACCAATCCAAATTGGAGCGGTTCCAGTAGCATACTCTACAGTTAAGACATATCCTGGAGATCCTATATTCAATCCTGCAAGACTATTAACTGAAGGTGCATATAAAATATCACCTTGTGCATAAGCATTTAAATTTGTACCGCCTTTGTTAATTGGCACTAATGACTGGAAGTTAGAAGGGGTTAGATAGTATAAGGAATTTTTTCCAGCGCCGCCTAAGGTTCCAGCATCAATAACTCCCTGTTTTACTGATACTCTTCCTATAGTACTTCCAGTTCCAATATCTAGATAAGTTTTATCATATGATGCGATACCGACATTTGTATATGTTCCACTACCTGTAAGATTGTTATCTACCCGAACAATATCTATTGCAGCATCACCGTAATATTTGTCAACTGTTGATTCTGCTGTAAATACGATTGTTCCGGCTGTATTACTACTTGTAGTGCTTATTGAAATAGTTGTGCTATTATTAATTGATGTGATTGTAGCAGTACCACCAAATCCTGCAGATCCTCCAGTTTTAGTTAAGGTCATTCCAGTAAACAACTGTGCTGTACTCGATAATCCAGATACAGTTGTAGTTGTTGACGTAGTATCAATATTTCCTTCTAATCCTGTAATTGATATAGTACCTGTAGTGTAATTTCCGGATAATGATATGGGACTATTAGGTCCTTTACTGATTGATTCTGTTACTGTATGCCAATAACTATCACCTCTAAGATAAGTTGATGAAGTAGCATTTCCACTTCCTAATCTCGTAGTGTTTATTGTTCCGGATATAATTCCACTAGCGTCAATTGAAGTATTACTTAAAATACTATAATTTTCAGCATTCTTTGAAGATGTATTTACTACACTAGTTACTGTTACATTTTGTACTTCGAAAGTGCAAGTTCCAACTCCGGAAGATACAAAATCAAGTTCGTTTAATGTTTCTCCATCACGCGAATTATTTGCATCAACACTGTATTCATGCAATGTAAAGCTATTATCAGTTTTGCTTCCAACAAACCAATAACTATTTTCTAGCACACTATTTTCAGATCCATTAATTATAGCAGTTGGTGCAGTGTCTGAAAAATTACTAATCCTAATTGCTTGGCCTCTTTCTAACCCATGCCCTACTTTAACAAGATGATTTGAATGTATATCAACAGCATATCTTGTTAATTTATGTGTACCAACTGCTGATCCACCAAATATTTTTTTTACTAATCTAGAATAATCCACATATAATTCAATAGTATCAGGATCAATTACTTTTACATAAAATGTATCATGTTCATCAAAATATTCTATTCTAGCATTACCATTACTAGAATAATTTAGTGGATCACCGTGAGCTAATCCATGGCTAGGTAAAATTATTTGATTATTATCGTAGTCTACTTGCCCGCCGGGAACTGCTATACTATTAGCATTAAAAGATATAACTAGATCATCATCTAATGTAAAACTAAAAGAATTAGCATTATTATCTTGTATAAAATTATAATTTACATTAGTAGCCGTAAATCTATAATTGTTAGTTATATCAACATATAGTCTTTTTTCAATTGAAGTTACTGTTACGCTAAATGGTACAGTAACACTTCCGCCTATATTGGCAGAGGCAGCACTTAGAACATCGCCTACTTGATATCCAACTCCGCCTCTATATAAATCAACCGAACCGACTGTGCCGTCACTGTTGATAGATATATCAGCACGAGCTCCAGTAGCGTCTGCCCTAATAACAGCTCCAGATGATAATGGAGTTGTTAGAGTAGTTGACACTGTAAACTCTGTTGAGCTTGCTATATCAGCAACAGTAGTTCCGGCTGCAAAAGCACCAGTACCAGCAGTTACGGTTACTAACATTCCTATTTCTAAACCTGTTGTACTAGTTACTGTAATTGTTGTACCTGAATTAGTTGCGCCTGCTGCTGATGTGTACTTTCCAGTTCCTCCAGTTAGTGCAATATTACGATATATATTATTATCTGTAATTACTGAATCATAATAATAACCACTACCAGCTATTAAAGATCCTAATACAGTTATAAATCCACATCTATAATCACTTATATCACCTACTGCTTCATTAACTGCTGCACTTACTTGATTTCCAATAGTAAATCTATAGTTATTTGTTGTTAATAATCTTAAAAATTGTGATGAGTTGTCTATTGTTAGATAATAACTATCTGAATTTGTCTGTTCAACTAATGATTCTATATAAACATCTAAAGACGAAGTAGTTACATAGTTTGATGCAATTGTAGATTTTGTTAAATTATAATTATTTAAAGGATCAAAATCAAACTCATCTGAAGAATAAAGTACTAATGTTACTATATTATTAACTGTTGCGGTTTTAACAATTCCGTATATTCCAGTAGAATCTTGGGAGATTTTATCACCTGCGGCTACAGTAATATTTCCACTTAATGTTAAAACTTTCTCATAGTATGTTTCAGATATAACATCTCCAGCTAATATTTCTTCAACTGGAATTTTTTCATATACAGATAGTCTTCCGTTATATGAATTAATTAGATGTGTGTTGAATCCTCTAACTGGTGGTATTAAATCAGCATTAATCTGTCCGTTACCATTAAGTTGCACAATTGCTGCTGGAACGGAACTAGTGCTAATATGTTTGTCAATAAAGTCTCCAAGTCTATTAGCAAGGAATGATCGTTGGGCTAGTTGTGTAGTTAATCGAGTATTTGATGGTCCACCTTGCTCATTATCACCTAACCCAATATCAGTTGAAATAGCAGTAATTGAGATGTCTGATAAACTAAGTTTTAGAGCAGTTAGTTCGCTTACAGTAACTTTATTACTAAACACGATATTACCTGTTCTGTTATAAGCAGTAATAAAGTTACCAACTGTAAAGTCACCAAGTTCGTTAGTTCCTGATGTATAAACACGTCCTGGTAATTCTGCTACTTGTTGCAGTGCTACTATAGTTTTACCACCGTTATCTGGAAGTGCATTATAATCTGTTCCTGATCCAGCATATTCCCAAGTATGACCTGAACTATTAACAATACTTGGTTTGTTTAACCAAATACGTTTACTAGGTAATATAGAAGTACCAGTTAATGAATTATTATTAACAGTTGATCTAATAGTATAAGTTGCTGTGTATAAATTACTAATATTTTCAAAACTAGTTACTGTTATATTAATTGATACACCAGCGTCTGAAGTAATAGTACTTGAATTAGTAAATAGAACTTTATCTTGCTGTCCACCAGTTGAAACGTTTATTAATGAAACTACTAATTCACTGTTTACTGCATTCCAACTATAAACATATGCAGAAGTTTGTTGTACGCCAACAGTACCATAGATTATATTTCCTGGAACAAAAGTGTGTGAATTTGAACTTAATGTTAGTTTCTGATATGATGAATGAGAATCCGTTATTTCATTAATAAAGAAATCTTCTATATTTTGTGTAAATTTATGAGTTCCTGTTCCTGTATGTATGTTTACTAGTTTTGTTAAACTTCCATCATAATACAATTTTATTACAGTAGGACTAACATAATAAACATAATATATGTCACCACTTAGTAGTCCATATATATCAGCATTTCCTTCATTTGAATAGAGAACTGTAGTTCCGTTAGATAATCCATGGTTAGTTAATGTTGTTATTTCATAAGTAGAATTATTAATAGCAGTTGCAGCGTCAATTTCTACATATTCTTCTACTTGTGCTTTGTGTACTCCAGTTTCATCTTCTAGTGTATCATAATTAATAATTTTTAATATATAATGATTAACTGGAACACGCCCATGTCCTAGAGAAGTTATTGTTTGTAGAGAGTTGTCTGAACCAATATTTGCTATTATGCCTTTATCAAAATCAAATGTAGTTGGGCTATAACCTGCTGATCTTAGTGCGTTTAAACCAAAGTTAGTAGCAGAGTTTGTGATTGAACAATACCCGCCACTTTCGCAATATACACCGTTTAACAAGAATAGTTGGAAACAGCTAACTAATTGGCAATAGGCGTCATTTATAATCTTCCAACCAGTGCCACCAAAGCTAACCATAGTGAATGCGTTAGCGACCATACTCTTACCTTGAGAAGGTACTGGAACACTAACTGGATTTTCTACTTCTTCATATATTCTAGGAACATTTGGTGATGTTACTTTTGATCCGTCAATTAGACAACCATTTCCACCCAAGAATGAAATGATAGAACAATTTTGTATATATGGACTTAAAGTTGAAATTACTTTAGATGGTGAAAGTCCTATATATGCTGCTCGATTTACTGTAAAGTCCCTAACATCGTCAAATGCGATTGAATATCCCCAAGTATGGGTTGGTTTTCCGTATTCGGTGCTTAATGGGTTTCTATTCAATGCATCTCTAAATGTAAATCCTGACATATACATTCCATTCCTAACCCGGAACATATCTTTTCCTGCATTTAAAGGACGTATAATAACTGAACGTAAGTCGTCTCCGATAATTGTTGACTTATCAGGAGTAATAATTGGATTATCTTCGTAATATTCGCCAGCAGCAATTTGTATAGTTACAGGTAACGGTATATATAACGGATTAACTTGGGTTGGTCCTGTGTCTAAACCATTAGCAAGTATTCCTGTTATTATATCGTAAGAATTTTTAATAGCACCAATAGCAGAACCAGTAAAATTAATAGACCCAGTTGTGTTTGATATAGTAGATTTTATCGTTACTACACTAGTAATATAATTAACATTAGTAATAGCTGTAGCACCGCCAAAATCGCCATCACCACTATTTTTAGTTAATACCATTCCAGCGCAAAGTGTAGATACATTAGATATACCTGTTATAGTAGTTGTTGTTGATGTAGAAGTTATTGTACCAGTTAAAGATAAAGTGATACTTGTTTTAGTAAGATCAATTGTTTGTTCTATTGTTGTAGGAGCCGGATCTCCATTACTATCAACAGTAGCAAATTGATATGAAGCATAATCGTATAACCCACCTACTGTTGGAGTTAAAGGTGTATTGTTTAATACTGCTTCAGAAACATACTTAGCATAGTTCATTGCTGCTATACTTTGGTCTTTTTGATCGCTTATAACAAGTTCTGCTGTAGCTGAGTAATAACTGTTACCGGCATAAATGCTTTGTGCATTACCACCGAAAATAAGATCATATGTAACAGCTTCAATTATATATCCAATATCTCTACTGCAAGTAGTTTGATTATAAGTAAAATCTGTTGTAAATGGGAACACTGCATAAGTGACACAATAGGAGATAAATCCAATAACTTCAGCAGCTATAAATGCTTTGTTTGCTCTTAATAATGCTTGTGCATCTTTAGCTATTTGCCCTGGATCATAAATAGGTTCCGAAAAGCTTGCTGCTATTTGTGCTGCTCTTTTAATAGTTTTAACTGGTTGATTAAATCCGTCATTAGCATCGTTACCATTTTTAGCAGATACGAAAATCCTATTTCCGCCCCAATCTGAAGGAGTAAATCTTAAAGTTCCATTACCATCAGTAGCTAACACTTGTCCATCTAACCCTGGATCTGTAGGTAGTGTTAATGTATAGTTTTCTGTTAGTGCAGATGATGCTTTTAAGAATGTCTTAAGATCGCTAGATATATCTTTTGATAAAGATATTTCTCCAGTAACTCCTAATACGTTATTTGTTGTATCAAGATATACACTTTGATTACTATCATTTACGTCGAGTGTGGGGCGATTAAGGAATCTCATAGGACAATTGAACTCACTGTTGCTGTTATATCTACTGTAGTAGCGCCATCGGCTAGTGTTGCTCTAGCTTGTATAGAATCACCATCTTCTAATATTAATTTTTCTGTAGAAAATGTTAGTGTTTCTAACGAATTTAATTTAGTATTTTTCATAATAATATGTTTAGTTCCGTAACTTTGACCGTCTGGTACAACATACACTGTTAAAAGACCATCAAGAGAATCATCTGTATTACAGAATACCATTAAATTTACAGCACTATCTCCACTGCTTGTGAATATAGTTTTAATCTGCGCTGTACTAGACGTTGGTGTATTATCCGATAGTAGTGTATTAGTAATCATTTTTCTTCCTTAATTATCATCCAAATACTATGCTATATGCTAATGCTTTTTTCTTGCTAATTAGTTCACCGCTTACTGTACTATTTACATAATATAACCCTGTGTTACCTAAATTGGCATCTTTAGCATATACAGTAACACCGTCTGCATCTGCTACTGGATCTGTTGTCTTGAATATCATAGTTGTAGATTCACCTACATATAAATTCTTTTCTATACCAACACCGCCGGCTACAACTACTGCGCCTGTTGTTGTACTAGTGCTTTCTGTAGTAAATGCTACGTCTACAATTCCATTATTAGTTGATCCAACATTTATAGTTCCAGTAGTTGTATCAGTAAATAGATTTATTGTTCCAGTAGTTACATCTGATGATAGATTAATAGTGCTAGTAGCAGTACTTGCTATCTTAAGTGTATTTCCACTTATTGCTCCACCAACTTTAACAGTAGTTGTTGCTGATGTACTAGTTCCTAAATTAATATTTCCGCTATCACTAATATTTGTTATAGTAGCAGCGCCAGCAAAGTTTACTGTTGTGGCTGTAGTATTATAAAGATTCTGTGTTGTTTGTGTTCCTACAACTGTTGGATTTCCAATAGTTAATGTGCCACTATTATCGCCTATATTAATTGTTGTAGCGGCGCCGGCAAAATTTACTGTTGTAGCTGTAGTATTAAATAAATCAAAACTAGTACTATCAGTTATAAGTGAAGTTGTTATTGTTGGACTAGTGTTGAATACAATTTTTCCAGTTCCAGTAGATCCGGTTGATGTAGTTCCTTCAAGAACTACATGACTATTAAATGTTATAGTTCCACCGTTAGAACTACCTACATTAATATTAGTCGTGCTACTAGCAGCACCCCCTGTTCCTAAGTTAATAGTTTTTGTGTTTCCTAAAGCAGTGGCACCAGTTGCTACATTTAATGTAGCGGTTGATGTCCCCCCGTATCCAAAGGTCATTGTTGTTGGAGCTACTAATACACTAAATGTTGTAGCATTAGTATCTAAAACACTTGATCCCCAGCTTGCATTTGATGGAATAAATCCGTGTAAATCCCATGATCCATTAGTCGTGCCGTTGTTATAAAGTGTTACAATTTTATTTGCACCAGGAATAACACTACCAACTGATGTCGCATCATCATATTGGACTGTTATATTACCAGCTGTATTATTATTGTTAATAACAAAAGTATGACCGTTTGTTAATGTAGTAGCATCAGGTAATTTATAAGTTTGTGCTGAAGAACCTGATAAATTTTGATAGTATGTTGATGTTGAAGTTAAACCTATAGCAGTAGACGAACTGATACTGTTTGTTAACTCGGGTACAAAATTTGGACTAAATGCTATATTAGTAACTGACAATTTATTATTAACGGTAGTAATACCACCGTTAGTATCACCAATATTTACATTAGTAATACTATCAACATCACCACCTGTTCCAATGTTAACTGTTTTAGTATATCCACTACCTACGTACCCAGTTGAATAATTTTGTGTAAATGTGGAACTATCTGATGAACCAGTATATCCAATATTTAATGTTTCAGCAGCTCCTGCAAAATTTACAGTTGTTGCTGTAGTATTAATTAAATTAAAGCTAGTACTGTCAGTTGTAAGTGAAGTTGTTATTGTTGGACTAGTAGCAAATACTAATGCGCCAGTACCAGTTTCGTCACTTATAACTCCACGTAATTCAGATGATGTTGTAGCAGCAAATACACTTAATTTATCTGCTGTATAAGCAACAGTACCACCTCCTCCAAATGCTACACTCGATGTATCTGTACCTGTAAATGTTAGGGTATTACTTGCTGTTAGAGTTTTTCCATTAGCAATAGTTAACGTACCGGTTGATGTACTAATAGTTAAACTATTAATACTAGTTGCTGTAGCAACACCTAGTGATGGTGTAGTTAAAGAAGGACTTCCGTCAAATACAAATTTACCAGTACCAGTAGCACCAGTCGAAGTAACTCCTTCAATTGTAGGATGTCCTGAAATTGTTGGGCTAGTAGCAAATACTAATGATCCACTACCAGTTTCGTCGCTTATAATTCCTGCTAATTCAGATGATGTTGTAGCAGCAAACTGTGCTAATGAACTACCTTTATATGCAACAGTACCACCTGCT